TGTCAAGGTCAAACCCCGCCCCCGCATTCTGCGAGATAGGCATAGTCTTCAACGTGACAGTGTAGGGAAGCCCAACCTCAACAGAGTTACCAGACTGGTCTATAGTGATATTACCGCTACCGTTCACCGTCTCATCTGAAAGCACAGCATCATCAGCCTTAACCTTTACGCTTTCGCCGATTAAATGATTGACCGAGAGAGTAGTAGAACCAGGCGAGGTAAAAACCTTGGCTGAATCAGTATTGAGGTCATCATTGGCCTTTTCTAAGTAGTAAACTGTCGCGCTGTTTACAGTCCGTTTAACAACGGTATACATATTGACAACAGCCACCGCTATCGAGGTGAAATCCCCATCAGTTTTCCACAATGACCAAGCCGAAACATTCTGATCCCTTAACGTGTTAAAGACCGCTAGGTTTCCGTCTGAATTAACCGCAATAATGTAATTGGCATCCTCAGCACTGGTTCCCCTTAATGTCTCTAATTGAACAGGGTCAACGATAAGTGAAGGCGCAAGGTAGGATATAGATGGCGCAGTGTAGACCTGAGCCATACCCTGACTTTCTGTAAACATCTCTCTGATTGCTTTACCTGTCAACTGAACAAAGGTAACAACCCCTTCAATATCTACTGGCTTAACCTTCTTAGCTCCATAACGTGTTTGAGATAATATCCTTACGTTACTCGGGGTAATAGGGTCGAACTCGTTTTGAACTATCGTAAACTCTCCACCCTCAGTAAAGATCTGAAGTGTTCGGGATGAGTAGATAGCGTTGATCTTGTTGTTCTGGTCAGTGTTTAGTGTGTATTCAATACCCTGATCATCCCTGCCCCTTCCAAAACCAAAGTTAAAGAATGAGTTAACGTAAGATCCCCAGACTGTAGTAGTTCTAGTCTTAGACCCGCCAAACCACAACCGCCCCTCATGGAAGGTAACAGTTCTAGGCCAGCCCCTTGTCGCACTCCATGTATCTTCAGTAGAGGGGACACCCTGAGTCGTCTCTGATGAAGTTATAGATCCCGACCCTGCATCAGTCCTGCGCCCTGTGATTAACCGCCAATCTTTAGCCGCTACCCCTGAGAAAGTAACATCATAATTATGAGATGACGCCCTAACAACGGTAATCCCTTGATCTGGAGTATTGAGAAGGTCAATGAGGGCATCTTGTATATCAGCAGCCCCATCAGCGTTATCTTGATAAGTAATCTCGTCTGTATCAATCCCCTCTAAGGTCAGCTTGTAGGTTGCTCCAGCCGTAACAGAACTAAACACAACCCTCTGCACCTCAGCAGTGCTCGCTGGGCTTGAGCTGTCCTGAAAGTCAAACTGAGGCTGCTCTACAAAAGTGACGTTAGTAATCGACCAATTACCTAAAGAGTCATAACTGACAATTCTAGGAATATGATCCTCATGGACCAAAAGCACATCAGAACCACTCTGAGCATAATCAACATTAAATAACTGTGCCGTGGTGTAAGTGGTAACAATTGTATCAACCTGCGTGTCAGTCTCATCAAAGACCGTAATCAGGTTGTTGGTAAAAACAAGGATGTAATATTCATTGGGGTCAATTACTAAAGGGATGATTCGAGCCTCACCCGCTAAAGTCGCAATATACTCAAAGCCCGGCCGCTTCCTTGCCCCTCCTTGTGGGAGAAACTTTACATTGTCCCCTTGCTCAACACCCGCATAAAATTGGTTCGTGTCGAACCTAGCCCGCATGGACTGATCCAGTACGCCATTATTGAAGGATGATTGTAAGGTGAATGACTTAGGCATTAACGCCTCACATCAACAAACGGACGGTGCTGAATAGCTACTGGCGGCCTGCCTTGTGAGTCTTTGAAAATGGCCTCTTGAAACCTTCTCTCAGCCAGTTCTCGCATCGCCTCACGCATCGTTTGATTATTCGTAATAGGGATGGCGAAGGTCTCAGCTAAACGCGCTGCAAGGGATTCTACAAAGTATTGAGGAAGACTACCCTCATCAGGACGATAGACGTAATCAGCCTCAACTTTATGAATATCAGTGTAAAGTTTATCCTCGTAAATCTCGTAAGGAGGATTGTGTTTTACATTAACCAGCATTAAAAGCTGAGAAGGTAACTGGTAGGCATAGCGCCATGAGTTAAGAGGTGTATCTGTTAAACGGTTAAGCTGAGACTTTCCTACAGCAAACCGCCAACGATGAGAGGTTAAGAGACCGTCAAAGGTCACTTCATATAATTGCGAGGCGACAAGTCCTGCTGTCCCCTCTGAAAATGAGGATATGGGTGCTTCGCCAATTAAGACCAAAGCCTGAGAAACAATATCGAATTTACTTGCCATGCACAAGCCCCATAAAAATCAGGGGCAACCCACCGAAGCAAGCCGCCCCCTATTCCCTAGCGGGGAAAGTTAGTCTGAATCAGTCTCAGCAACCGCCGTACCATCAGACACATCAACCACCCCACCAGTATTTGACAATACGCTTACAAAGTTAGTTGTAGGCGTGTTTGTGTCGCATACTAGAACGACATCACGAACCTGAAGCAAGTCAGAGGCACTATTAAAATAACCCTCTGTGTTCACAGTCGCGATAGCATCAGTAGTTGAATAAATCCAAAGGCGTGGAGATGTGCCAGTAGGACCAACGCAGGAAAGACCATCTAATGAATAAGCCATGATAGACCCCCTTAAGTTTCAGTCGCTTGGACTTTTACGATACCAGTCTCATCGATCGCAACCGCACCCGCTTTAAGCAGACCGTTACACAACCATGAAGTTTTTTCTGGAACGTAGTTGATCTCTGTCTTCTGTTGAATACCAACAGCAAGACCCATAGCATCCATATGGAAAGCATAACCATCATAGACGTTAGCCGCTGATGTAATGCCACCCTCTGAACGAGTACCGAAGAAGACGAACTTGAAGCCCATAAAGGTATCAATTTCACCATGAGCCAGAGCTTTGACAGTGTTGTAGTCAGAGCTGCCCACTTCAGTTTCTTGCAAGAGAGTCCATTTGGACTTAGACGAAGCAACCATGATACGGCCTTCTTCTGGGACTTCGTTGTCATCCAACTCAGAGCCAGCAGCAGCTAGTTTCTCGATGTTCAATCCAGAGCCAGCACCACCTACAGAGGTGGCAACAGTAGCGGTAGGAGTGGACGCATCAAGCGCATCAATGATTAACTGATCTGAACGACGACCCAAAGCGTGAGCGATGGTTTTGGCCAGCTCAGACTTTTCTTCGAAGTTTACTTCAGCTTGGTCGAATACGTCTGTATATTCTGGAGCGTTCCAGTTTTCTAAGACACAATTGACCAGAGTGTGGTTAACGTCCATAGGCGTTACATCAGCCTGAGACGCTTTTTGGTTAGCAAGCCCTTTACCCATTGTGCGGAACCTGTAGATGTCTCCAACTACACCCGAACGAAGTCGAGTACAACCCTGTAACTTGCTACCGCCTTGGTAGACATGATGTACAAGGTTGTCAAATTCCTCTTGGGCTACAGGCGATAGATTCTTACTCATCGCGAGTACCTCACATTAAGAAATTAAACAGTTAATGCCTGTTCAATCGGGTAGCCTTAGAGGGGCCGATTTAACTGACTAAAGTTAAACCACTCTAGGGGCTTGCTTAATGCAAGGTAGCCTTTAGGTTTAAATGGATTATATTTTACGTTTACAGGATTGTCAACTATGCAGTACCGTGATAGTTCTGCATCATGCGCTGAACCTTCTGTCTATGGCTAGGGTCAGATGCGTACTTGTTATTCCCTTGAGCATCCTTTTCGGTGAAAGCCGCATCAATATCAGCTTGAGTGACTGCGCCCTTGTAGCTGGAATCGCTAGGATCTGGCAACTTAGAACCCCTTGTCATCTTGATTAAATTTTCAGCCATCTGGAGAGTGTTAGCATCCGTCATCATTCCCTTGAACGCCTCATAGTCCTCCGATGACATATTAGCCCTAGCCCAGCCTGAGACAGCCCCTACGCGCTTTACACCATCAGGTATAGAGGATAACTCAGACTCCACCCTTTCCCCCTCAGAGGCCATTTCAGAGGCTACAGCACCAGCCTCATACTCCACGAAGGTTTTGATGAGTTTATTCAACCCATCTTGAGACATATTCATTTCTTTGGCGATAGGCACAACAGCAGCCAAGAGGGGGTCATCGTCTTTCAACTCCCACTCTACCCCTTCAGGCAGAACAAGGTCTTCAGGTAGTCCCAGCTCATATTCTTCTGGAGC